TTCGCGAAACTCGTTCTCCCAGTGGTGCAGCGCGTAGGCGTGCACACCGAGCCACGAGGCCACTTGCGTGATGGTGTAGTAAGGCGTCCGCTCATCGAGCAATTTGCGCGGGCGCAGCTTCTTGGCTAGGTGGTGCCTTGTCAAGGGCGCTTCTCCTTCAGCTCCGGATACTTCTCTTCCAACCGCCGCGCATACCAAGCAACCTCTTTCGCGCAGCCCTCAGGCGAGTCGCACCAGAAGGTCGGCACGCCCCAGCGCATCCAGATAGCCCGCAGCGAGCCGATGATGCTTTGCGGGGTCGCCATGCTGCGGTAGATGCCGGCCTCTACGTCGCCGCGCCGACCCTCGACTAGGATGGCCTTCCAGCGAAACTCGGCGAGCAGGTCAAGTTCCGCCTCAAAGCGCTCACGGCCCTTGGTGAGCGTGCCGACCAGGTCAGCAACGCTCTTGCGCTCGAGAGCAATCAGGGCGGTGTAGCCGCGGACGGAATAGTCCCCGGCGGGCAGGGTGGCCGAGCCGCAATCGACGCCGAGCGGCTCGGGGAAGCGGAGCGGGCGCTGTTCGCGCGTGTCGATGAGGATGTAGGGGCGCGGCTTGACCTTCGCCCTGCGCTCCTTGAGCTTCGCCCCGAGCACCTCGGCCGCGTCTTGCTCAGTCACGGGCATTGAATCGCCTCATCGGGCAACCAGGCTGGTGCCCACCAAGGTGCTCGTAGCAGGTGCATTCCGGCGGCATTCGATGGCAGCTGGCACACGCGAACCCGCCGGTAACCTCCTCAGCGCCTCTCGCGCCTCACGCTCTTTCTTTCGATAGTACGCGGCCATTCGCTTCGCGTTGTGCGCGGCCCTCTTTACGGGGTCGGCCTTCGTTGCGGCGTAGCGCTTGTGCTCGTACTTCGACTGTGACTCGGCGCGCCTAATTCGGTGCTCCCGGCTGACGGCTAGCGTTAGTCGCCGCGTCTCCTCCCAGCGTTCGCGTTGCTCATGAAGCCGGAGAGCGTGCCTCGTCTCGGCTTGGGCGATCGCGCCATGCACCCACGATTGCGCCTCGGCAAACTCCTCCAGAACATCGAGCCTCATATCGCTCCCTTCAGCGCCTGTCGCGCCTCACCAACCCTCCCGGCCCGCAGCAGCACGCCCGCCCGGTCAGTCGCCGCGAGCAGCCGCCGCTGGTCGGCCAAGTCGCGCAGCTCATCCCACGGCAGAGCCCAGCCCATCCGCCGCGCGAACTCCGCCTCGGCCACCATCTCGGCCAGGTCCACCGCGCTCAGCAGCTGCGAGCCGTGCCGGTCGTAGCCCTGCCCGCCGCGGTAGAGCAGGCCCTTACTGCGCAGGAGCTTGGCGACCCGTGGCAGCATGTCCGCCGTGCTGCGCTTGCTCAGGGCCAGGACGGCGCGGAACACCGTCGGGTGCCAGCCGCCGAAGAAGTGGTCGGCGGTCAGCCACGACGGGGGCGGCTGGGACAGGAGGGCTTCGCCGAGTGCCTGGCGTTCGAGCGAGGGGGACCAGGGCGGGATTGTGGGGTTGGGGCTCACGACAGCGCCTCCAAAACCTGAATCAACAACTCCCGGCAGCGCTCGATGGGCTTGCCGTCCTCTTGCGCCAGTTCCTCGTGAGCCAGCTCGACCTTGCGCGTGACGGAGCGGAGCAGGCTGTGGAGGTTAGCGAGTTCGCGGTCGCGGCAGGCCAGTGTGTTGCCGTTGGGCGAGCGACAACCCATCTCCTGGTCGATGTGCCAAAGACACTTCGCGTCGCCGCACCTTGCGCACATGCTCATGCGACCCTTGCTTTCTTGCGGTAGTAAGCCGCCATGCGCTTGGCGTTATGAGCCGCGCGCTTCGCGGGGTCAGCCTTCGTCGCAGCATAGCGCTTGCGTTCGTACTTCGATTGCGACTCGGCGCGCCGTCTGCGGTGCTCCTGGCTAACAACCAATGTCAACCGTCGCGTCTCCTCCCAGCGCTCGCGCTGCTCCTGAAGCCGCAAAGCGTGCCGCGCCTCGGCTTGAGCGATTGCGCCATGCACCCACGATTGGGCCTCGGCGAACTCCTCCAGGACGTCCAGTCTCACGGCCTCACCGGAACCCCGAGCGCCCTCAGCTCGTCGCGCGCCCGCTGCTTGGCTTTGCGAATCCTGGCCCGGTACTGCGCGACCCGGATGCGCTCACGGTCGCGGTCCTGTGCGGTCATCGGCGCCGCGAGCAGCACGGCGCGCGTTGAGTAGACCCGCGTCGCCTGTGCTGGGAAACCGGGGGCGCATTCGGGGCAGAGGCAGCCGCGTAAATGTAAGTCGCTCACTTGTCGAGCCCCCCGCACCACGCGCCCTGATACTGCGACATTTGCCAGCCCTCTTGCGCCCTACGCCGAGCGTCGCGAAGCTTCGAGGCAACCTCGTCACACTGCTTCAGTGTCAGCTTCTCCGAGCACGCTAGGCAAAAGTCGCAGTCACCGAACGAAAAAACTGGAAGCCGTTCTGCCGTCATTTGGCAATTGTCGCACGTGACGCTGTAGATGGTTCGTTTGCTCATTTCCTCACCTCAACGCTAGCAACAACCCCGCCCGCCTTGTCCTTCTTCAGGTCGATTGACGCGAATTTACCAAGCCACGCGAGCGCCCAGGCTGCGGCGGTAACAACGGCCAGGACGATGATGGCGAGGGCTGCCGTGGTGGCGAGTAGGGCGCCGAGCCAGAAGTCGGGGATCAAATGACCGCCTTTCGTAGCTCTGGCGAATACCGCCGAAAGTCTGGAATCGGGTCGTGATCGAGTGGGCACCACAGGTGCAGCACATAGGGGTGAATGTTCACGTATTCAGCTTCGCTAGGCATGATCGAAAGTGCCAACCGCTGTGGTCCGCAAAAGACCGTTTTCACATCACGAAGGTCAGCCCAGCTCGGTAGCCTGTCGGCGAACGCGCAGCTGACATGCAACCAAAGGCGCTTCTGGTACTCCGCCACCTCGGTGATTACGGTCATGCCGTCCGAGCGAATGAAGCGAGCCGCATTGGCGTAATCGTCGATGACCGAATATGCCGCCGGCAACACCTGGGGGCGTACTTGGTTGAAAGCAAGCTCAATCTTCAGCGCAGACATGCTGGCCGGACCTGCTCATCCGCCACCAGCGTCTTGAGCGCGGCGACCGTGACGAGCGGCGAGAGGAGGGAGAGGGCGACGAGGAGGTGGGTCACTTGGCCCGCCCCAGCGCCACCGCCAGCAACTCGGCGTAGTACGACTGCAGCTTCTTGCCCTGCTTCTTCGCGGCCAGCTTGACCCGTTCCGCGATGGGCTTGGGAAGTTTTACCGTAACGGGAATTAGCTCCGGATCCATTACCCTCAAGCTCCCATGCCTTGAAGAATCTGTCAAAACCTTTTTTATTCTTGACGACTCGGACGGCAGGCATTACCTTCCCTCTATGCCTACCGCACACGAACTCGAAGCCGACGAAGCCGCCCGCTGCGGCGGTCCCCGCGCGTACACCCGCGAATCCCTGCTCCTCGAGGAGCTGACCGAGCTGGCCTCAATGGCCGCGACGCTACTGCAAGCAGCGCGGGCCAACAGCGAGCTGCCCCTGTCGGACGCCCGCCTGCTCCGCGGCAAAGCGCAGTGGCTCGAGTCACTGGCCGAGCGCGCGTCGATTGACCGGCTGCGCAGCGTGCCGGTCGTGCTGCCGGGGAGTGCAGAGGACAAGGCGCGGCAGAGGGTGGTGACGCGATGATCCCCCGCAAGGCCTGCCGTGGCTGCCATGACGACTTCTACAACGGCCGCAAGAACTGTGACGGCTCTGACCGCTGCTGGTCCGCCAAGGCCGGCAAGATGGCGACGCGCTATCGCATTCACTACATGACCGCGCCGACCGTCAAGGGCGCGTTCACCAAGGTGCGCGTGCCGAGCTGCTACCGCCAGGTCAACGCATACGTCTACTACGACAAGCTTCCCGACTTCGTGAAGGTGGGCGACCTGAACCGTGCGCGGAGGTCGGCGTGACCGAACCCGGCTACCTCGTGCGCTGGGGCTGGTCCGGCCAGTCACAACGCAGGTTCGAGACGTTCGAGGGGGCGCTGGCATACCTCGGCTACAAGATTGGCCAAGCATCGCAGACGGCTTACGTGTCCGGCTGGGTTGACGGGTTCATCACCTGCCCCGACCGCATCGACATCGGCAGCGCGAACAGCGAGGTCGGCCTGACCGAGGGGCAGTGGGAGCGCGTTCAGGAGGTGTTGTCATGGGGGCGATGAGCCGTGACCGTTCTTGAGCAGCTGCTTGCTGCGTCACTCAACAACCTAGAAAGGCAGAAAAGCAATGCCGCATTGGCGAACACTACAAGACGAGAAAGAGTTTCTCTACGCCTTCGACCTGCAGGGCAAGGAGGTGGTCGTGACGATCGAGAGGGTGACGGGCGGGGAGGTGACGGGGGACGGCGGGAAGAAGAACAAAAAGCCGATTTGCAAGTTCGTTGGCAAGGAGAAGAAGCTCGCTCTGAACGTCACGAACTGCAAGACGATCGCGGCGCTCTACGGCAACGACACGAACGACTGGGCAGGCAAGCGGATCGCTCTGTACCCGACCACCACGAACGCCAAGAGCGGGGAAACGGTCGAGTGCATCCGGGTGCGCCCGAGAGAACCGGCCGCGCCGAGGCCAAGCCCCAACAAGTTCCCAGAGGCGACCGAAAACCCGGCGGCATCCACCGCGGAACGGCAACCCGGGGAGGACGACTGATGCTCGCCCCGGTACACTTCTCCACGCTCAAGCACATGGCGCAGAGCCCGGCGCACTACCTCTACGCCGCGACGCACGAGCCGCCGCAGTCGGCCGCGTTTCGCCTCGGGTCGGCCGTGGACGCGCTACTCCTCGACGACCACCCGGGGCGCGTCGTTTGCTGCGCCGCTCGAAAGGGTACAAAGGACCACATCAAGTTCATCGAGACTGCCCCGGAAAACGCCATCGTCCTGCCGCCTGCCGAATTCCAGAAGGCTTGCGACATGGCCGAGGCCGTCACGAGCCACAGTCAAGCGCTCGAACTGCTGCGCGGCGAGCGGCAGCGCTTCGTGGAGTGGCGTTGGCTCGGCCGCCATTGCGCCGGCACACCCGACGTGTTCAGCCTGGAGCATCTCACCGAGCTCAAGACGGGCCGCACCGCGCACCCAGACCGGTTCATGTCGTCGGCGCGCTGGTACGGCTATCACGCCCAGCTTGCCTGGTACCGGCGCGCGCTGATAGAATCCGGCTACGGCACACCCGCCAGCTATTGGATCGTCGCAGTCGAGTCCGCGCCGCCGTATCCCGTGACGGTTTTTCGCCTGACTGACAACGCGCTAGACCTTGGCGAGCGGATGTGCCGCGCGTGGCTGGAACGGCTGCTGGTTTGCGAGGAGAGCGACTCTTGGCCGGCCTACACCGACGCGGTCGTGCCGTTCGATGTTGTCGAGGACGAAGGCTTCACCCTGAAGATTGACGGAGAGGATGTGGAGGTAGCATGACCACGACACCGAAAAGCGACTGGGTTCCGGCTGCGGATGAGATTGCTCGGGTGTTCAAGCCGGGTGACCGGGTGCGCAAACGCGCCACCGAGACTGACGGGGTCCTGATTGAGCGCGAGAGCGCGTTTCTTGGCAGGGACGGCTGGGCTGTTCAGGTAGATGACCTGCGATGTTTTTGGCTCCTGGAAAACATCGAGCCCATCGCCGCCGTTCCGGCGAGGGATGAGTGCGCGGGCTGCGGCAAGCCCTTCCCGGCACAAGGCCCATGGGATAGCTACTTCGCCAGCGAGCCCGACGGGCCGTTCCTGGTTTGCGACGACTGTGTTCACAGCGACGCGACGTTCGACACCTGGAAACCGAAGATGCTCGAACGTATCCGAGCCCGACGCGCCACCCCCGTCACCAACCGCGCCGAAGCCCTAGCCCGCGCGCAGGAGGATGAGCGTGTCGCGAAGATAGCCAAGACGCTGGCTCTGGCCCCAACCGCCGCAGAGGCTCCAGACCCGTACGAGCAGCACCGAGCCGCGCTAGCCAGGCACGGCATCACCGAGACCAACGTCGCCGCCAAGAACGACACGAGGGTATCGCAGCAACAGGCCAGCGCCCGCCTCATCGCCGCCCTCGCCGCCGAACAGCGCGCCCGCGAGCCCAAGTCGGTGCTGGTGGGGATGCCGCACCCGGGCAGGAACTTTGCGCTCAAGAACTACCGATAGAGAGGACACAGTCATGGCAAGGAATCAAAGCTTCACCTACTGCGAAACGCCCGCTACCGAAGCTGAGGAGGCAGCAATGCGAGCCGCCTACAAGGTGCCGTACATCGTCGTCGGCTCGTACCTGCCACCGAACCCAGCGGAGACGGTCCACGCCATCGCGCTGCGGCACGGGCTACCTGAGATTCGCGGTCACTACGGCTACGACTTCGCCGAGCACGACTTCATTCGGCTGCCAGACGCTAACGAAGGCGAGCCGGATAGGTGGCCGTCCAGGAAAATCAGCGACGTGCTGGCATCGGCGGGACTGACGTGACAGCCCCCACCCGCGCCAATCCCATCACCGGCGACGAAACCTTCACCCGCTTCCGGCGCAAGTTGGAGGATGTGGTGACGGTGGCGATCAACAGCGGGCGCCGCGTAGGGCAGCCAGCAAACAACACGGACGACTTCTGTTGCCCCCTTGGTTGCCTGAGCAAGGACCTGCACTACCCGTCACCAATTCGAGCGGCTGGGCTCTACGACATGCGCGGTTACGAGCACGAACTCTCTGACTTCGTGCAAGCGTTCGACATTGGCGACGCCGAGGGTGAGCGTCCGGGGCCTTATTTCAAGCTAGGGATGCTCTACCGCGCGAGGTTCCCGTGAGCATCGACCGCGCCAAGCTCGCCGAACTGCGGAGGCTGGAGGAGGCGGCTACGAAAGGGCCGTGGGAATCCTGCCATGACGGGCACTCGCCGGAGAATGGCAAAATCGGCAACTGGGTGAACACCACAAGCTACGCGACGCTGCCAGACCCTGAGAACAGCATACCGCTCATCTGCGATTGCCCAAACGACTCGGCAAATCCGCTGGAGAACGCCGCACTCATCGCCGCCGCCCGCAACAACCTCCCCGCCCTGCTCGCAGCGGCCGACGAGCTGCTGATGCTGAAGTGGGAATTGGCCGGGTTCCGCGCCTGGCTTGAGCGAGCGTTCAACGATGAGTTCGACGACCACCACTTGACCCGTGACGAGTCGGCCATGGTTGGCCGTGTGATTCAGCGCTTTGACGCCATCATGGCCAAGCTGGAGGAAGAGTAATGGCGCTCGTCGAGAAGAGGCATAGGGACACGCTTGCGGCGCTTCGACTGGCACAGCGCGCTGTCTGCACATACATGGGCCCGACGTGCGACTGCAAGTACGGCGCATCAGGCGAGGGTGAGCAGACCGGTTGCCCAGAGCTGCGCGACCTCATTGACCGGTACGACGCCGAATCCGCCCACCCCGCCCCCTCGGCACCGGCTGAGTTCGTCACTGCCGACGTGCTTGAGGTCGGAACGGCCCCGAATGGGCAAGCCGAAGTAATCCTGACGTGCTCCGTCGATGAGGCGCGGAAGTGGGCTCGGCTGCTCTACACGACAATCCGGCTCGGCCTCGAACCGCCGAAGGGCAAGGAGTCACCATGACCAAGAAACGCAACCCGCACGGCACATCAGGCGGACCAGATACGCCGCTCGAAGGTGAGCTTCCGTCATCCAGATACTCCGCCGAGGCGATTGCCCACGCAAGCGCTTACGACCTAATGCGCGTGACCAAGCGCGGGCTGGGGTTCATTTGGGGGATGAAGCCGCAGTATCCGGAAGAACCGCCGAAGGGCACGGAGTAGCTATGACCGATGAAGAGAAGGCTTTCTACGAGGCCGGCGCACGCTGGGACGGCTTTGTTCACCGAATCTGCGTTGGTGATGCTACTGAGAAGACGCTGCTGAGAGCAATTAACGCAGCGGCGACGCTACTGGTCTGCTACGCCAAGCGCGATCGGGAACGCCTGGATTACCCGCGTGAGCGCTATCGGCATTGGGTTGCGCATGTCGCATCAGCTGTGTTGATCGCGGCGCTCTTAGCCGAACTGGTGAGTCAATGACTAACGCGAAGCGAGAGGTGTGGGTCGTTGAATCGCCGGACGGGCGCCTGATTGATGCTTGGTTTGATAGAGAGGCTGGCGAGGGCTACGGCGAAGGCTACGGCGAAGGCTACAAGAGCACCCGCTACGTACCCGAACCCCCGCAGCCCAAGGCGGAGGAAGGGTGGGTCTCGTTCGACATTCGCGACGCGGAAAGCAACTGGCCGCCAGAGGGTGAGCAGGTCGCGCTGATGACGCGCGGCAAGAGCATGTTTCTCGGGCGACTCGTCTGGGACGCGGAGACCGACCCGCAGCTCGATGACGACGGGCTCGGCTACTCGATTGAGGACTTGACGCACTGGGCGCCGCATCGGTTTCCGGAGCCCCCGGAGGATGAAACATGACCGACCAAGACAAGGCAAACGACGGGGTGATTGATTTCCGGTTGCACGGGTTCGCTGTTACGCGACGACTGGTCGCACGCGATGTAAGCCACCCGGAGGATGACCGCGACGCCACCGTTGCCGACCTCGCCGCCGCCATCAAAGCCATGCCCTCTGCCCAGCGCACGCTGCTGCTCATCGACGTGGTCGAGGACTCAAGCGCGCTGGGGCAGTGTCGAGAGGCCCTCTCCCGCGCGGAAGGCAGGGTCAGGGAGCTGGAGGCGGAGCTGCAAGTCTGGCGCGATGTCGGTGGCGAGCAGAGGGCGGCCACGATTGCCGAGGTAGCGGCCGACGCCCGCCGCGCCCAGCCCCTCTCAAAAGACTCCCGCCGCGACGAGCCGAGTGCACCGGAAGTTCGAGCGGCTCCGGATACCGATGACCGTGTTGCCCCGAGCGGTGGAGATTCGGGGCTCCTTCGGGATTCGCAGCCCCTCTCAAGCCCAGTTGCAGACGATGCGGCGGGCGGTGGCAGCCTGCCACTGCCACCAAAGGTCAGCGGCGCCGAACGTGCCGCCTACGCCGTAGTCTGGGACAAGGGCTACGAGGCGGGCTGGAAGGACGCGGCTCGCTGCGGAGACATGGGTTCAGCGCCGAAGTATGCGCTGAACCCATACGCTGCGGTAAAGGCCGCTGAAGAGCCCACCCCACCACCAGCCGAGGAGGGGAAGGCGGAGCGTTGCCCGACGTGCGGGTGTTTATACCGCTGTGTGCGCGGTTGTCCGGGCCCCTCCTTCGTCCCTGCGTCCTCCGTCCCCGACCACCCCGGCGGTCACGGCCCCACCGAGGCGTTGAGGCGCGAGATTGTGGAGGCGCTGCGAGAGTGCGACCCGTCCTGCTGCGGGAGCCTCGCCAAGGTAGCCGACGCGCTCGAATCCCGGGCGGCGAAGGAGGAGCGGTGATGTTCTGGTCCGACGTGTCCGAATATGCCGAGATGGCCGCCCTGGAAGCCGAGGCTGCTGAAAATGCCGCGTATGAGGCGTGGTGCCGGCAGGAGATGCAGGCCGAGTACGAGCGCGACATGGCGGCGGCCTGGTTTCAGCACCGCTCGCGCGAGTGGTACGAAAGGAAACCCGATGGCCGGTGAGAGGTGCCCGGATTGCGGATTCACCTGTGACAAGAATGGTCACTGCTGGTGTTGGTACTCCCAACCCGAAACTAGCAAACGCGACGCTTACGCCGGGCTGCATGCGCTCGCTTCTCGCCTCCGTTCCCGCCTCGCGCTGGCGGAAGCGGTCATCGAGGCGGCGCGCCCGTGCGCTGGGTTGGGCAGCTTCGCTCCGGACGTTGTGACTCGGGAAAAGCTACGATTCGCCCTCGAAGCCTTCGACCGCGCAGGCGGGGAGCAGCCTACCGCCCGAAGTGCAACCACACCCCCAGCGCCACCAACGCCACCAGCAGCGCCACCCCGGCGACCCAAGGCGGGCCCTTGACGCGCAGGCCGTCCTTCCCGACAGTGACCTCGCTGACGGAATCCATTTCCTCGCGGTAGTGCGGCAGCGAGTCGATGGCATTTTTGAGCACCCGCGCCTGAACAGCATGCCGCTCCCGAATGCGGTCGGCCTTGGCCGGGCCCCACTTGCTCGACCCGTTAGCCATTGCCCACCCGGAGCTTTTCCCGCACCTCGCTCCGTAGCCGCTCCGTCTCACGCACGAAATTGCCGACGAGCCCGGAGAGCTGGTTCAGCTCGCGGCTCATGTCCACGATGGCTTCGCGCAGGGAGACCACCTCGGCCGAAATCTCCGTGGTCGCCGCTGCGGCCTCGGATAGGCCGTCCGCCAGCTGGGCGATGCTCTCCGACTGTGTGAGCAGGTTGGTCCGGACGGCTTCGAGGACTTCGCGGATTTCTTGGCTGCTCATGGTCAATCTTCCCGCAGGTTCCGGTTGCGCTCTTCCCTGACGCCTTCCATGGCCAAGTCTAGTCCGAGCGCCATCGCCTGGACGGCTTGGGTATGCAGCAGTCGCTCTGGGTCGGGAGCCAGAATCATGACGGCCTGAGCGTCGTTCTGCGTGTCTGGCGGGGGCTCGGTGTCCCGGGCCGGGTCGTTCAGCATTCGAAGGTACTCGTTGAATAGCGACACCACGGCGCGCAGGTAGGGCGCCTCGTCGGCCGTGAAGTACCCGCCAGCCTTGAGCGCACGGACGAACCCGACCACGTCCCCGCGCGCGGCGGCAGCCCAGGCCGAGGCGTAGCGCTTGCGGCCGGAGAGGAAGCGCAGGTAGTCGAGCACGCCCGTTTCCAGGTCGTAGTAGGCCCGGAAGTTCGTCTGCGGGTGCGGCGGATCGAACCACTCCACGCGGCCGTGGATAACCTCGTTGCACCTGAATTGCGTGTACAGGTACTCGTACTCCGCTGACGCTTTGATGTTGCCCGGGTTGTTCCGGTGCATCGACTTCCAGCGGCCGCTTTCGAGGGCGCACTGGGCGGTCAGGATGGCGACTTGCTCACGCGACGGCGTCTTGCCCGTAAGTGTCTCGAGTCCCGATCGCACCGCCACCATGAACTCCACGGCGGAGCACGGGGTGATAAGGTCGGGGACGAGCGTTGCTTTCACTTCGGGCACCCATTCACGACGGCCAAACAGTACTCGTTAACCCCCGGTTCCCGCTTGATGCTCGGGTCCTGGAGAATCATCAAGCACGCCAGCCGCGCCGACTCTAGCGATGTGTTGAGGACCTGATCACGGCGCTCTTCAGCAGTCGCCGCACAGGCTGAGGGCAGCAGCAGTAGGCAACAAAGAGCAGCAAGCCGAGGCTGTTGCCACGTACAGCGGATACAGCGGCAGAGGTAGCCGTGGGCATTCACGGCGTCTTCCTCGCGTCGCCCAGCGTGATACCGAGCGGGGCCAGGACCAGCGCGAGCGGCTGAAAGATCCAGGCGTATTGCGGCGCCAGGAGGCTCACAGCTCCGGCAGCGGCGCCCAGGAGGACGCTGATGGTGCGGGCGGTGTTGGCTGAGACTTTTCCGATGGGGATGCGAATCATAGGGGTCCTTTCTGCCGCGCCGCAAGCAATAACGAGTTGAGCGCACGCAACTGCTCGAGTTCGCTTCTGGCCTCGGCCAGCTCCTTCTCGAGGCGCGCGATCGTGATGACCTTGCACGAATAGGGAACGTTCTCGACCGAGATATCGTCGCGAAACGACGCCGAGAAGCAATAGTTGTCGCCGTCCGGACTCGTGAAGAGCACCGAACAGTGATGCGCCGTCGGTCGACGGCAACGCGGGCAAATCGGATGGTCGGTGCGACTGGGCTCGAATTCGTCCATGATCAGAAAGTGATGCCGTGCTCCGCAGCTAGAGCGTTTTCGATCGCCGCGATGTTCGCCGCGCTGGGAATGGTGGTGTAGACGGGCTCAGCGCCCTTGTAGCCGTCGAAGTAGAGGTCGTTCGAGGCGGTGCGGCGTCGGACGCCGTAGGACAGGTGCGTCCAGGTGGAGGCGGTTGCAAAGGTCATATCCACGGCGGCCCCCTGCTGAACGCCGTTCACGCGCATGTAGCCGTTGGTCCCGTCGAAAACGGCCGAGATGACGTACTTCGTGCCGGCCACGAGAGCGCTGCTGCCGGTGTACTGTTTGACCGCCCCGCCGCCGACGCGCCGCTCGAACGTGGTCAGCCCAGCGGCGGTGATGCCGACCCGCATATACTTCGTGTTCGAGCCGCCTGTATCTCCGGCGCCCCAATAGCACTGAGCCGCCGTAACGTTCGAGAATTGCACGACCGTGCACAGGAACAGCGGGACGTTCGTCCCATTCAGGGCTGCAAGCGTCGTCGCGTCCGTGGACAACATGAAGTCGGAATTCGCCGAGACGAACAGCACGCCGCCTTTGCGCGCGCCGAAATGGTCCCACACCAGCGACGGCGCATCGCTCCGGGTGGCCTGCACGTAGAGCGCCGACTGGTCGCGTGCGTCCTTGACAGCTAGAACCTTGTCAATGTCAGCATCGTCTGCCTTGCCGTAGACTGTCAGCCCGCCCACACGCGGAGCGGCGTAAGCAACGCAGCCGGCGTAGTCGTCCGGATCGAAGAGTGCCGTAGGTGCCGTGTATTCGTACGCCGCGGACTTCGGGCGGAACCGCAGGCGGCTCAAAGTCTGCGGGCCAATCGTCGCCTCTGCCGGGAACTTGCAGCGCTGCACGGTCGTCCTGATTTCGCCGAGCGTGCGCCATGCGGTCGGGCTCTCGGCGCCGAACCAGAAGCCAACATCGGTCGAGTCCAGCAGGTGCCATACCCACTGAGTCAGGTCGGACCGCTCGCAGATGAGCGCGTAAACGCCGGTACCGACCGAGTCGGAGCGCATCAGAATGATGGTGCGGTCCGTTACCCCGTCGCAGATGGCGCGCGGTGAAGAGAACGGGGTAGTGTTCGCGCCGCCCGTGACGCCGACGTAAGAGAACGGGATGCCGCTTTGCAGCTGCGGGTCATCGGGGATCCAATGGTTGTTCCAGGCTGCCCCATCCCACCGGAGCGCGAAAAGCTGGCTGATGCCGTCACCCGGGTCACGAAAGGACCACATGATGGGGTGCCCGGCCGCGTTGACCGTGATGCTGCCGACGTTGGTCAGTCCCGTGTTTTGCGCAATGACAGCCGCGGTATCGGCGTTCGCGCGAGTGATGGGAAGCGTCTGCGCGGACCCGTCCGCCTTGGTCGCGGTGCAAGTGTCCCACCCATCCGAGGACGAGAGGCGCGCGAAAATCTGGTCGTGGTTGGTGTTGAGGTCGGTCGTGACGCGCCAGCAGCCGCCGATCAGAATGTCGCCATCAGCCGTGAGGTATGGGACATGCGGGTAAAAACTCTCCGCGCCCTCGCCATCCACGATGATTGAACCGGCCCCGTTGACCGCTACGAGCGTGTCAGTGGCGGCAATCCACTTCTTGAGTACGAGATTCGCCTCGCCGCTGCCGCCGTCGCGGAAGAAGAAGAGCACGTCTCCGTTGGCTAGGCGCGCCGCATGCTTGGGATACGTAACGGAGGCTTCATCAGTGGCGCCCGATTCAATCGGAGGCGTCGCCCATGCTGTGAAGTTGATGCTCCCGCCGGTCAGGCGTGCCCAATGCATGTCCCCGCCGTGCATGTCGCCGGAGAGCAGCAGATCGCCCGCCCCGTCCGTCATCAGCGAGAAGAAGTTATGAGAGTCCTGCGCGTCCGTTACGACCGCGCTCACGTCGGTTGTAACGACTCCCTCCGGCGTGATGGTGCCCAGCGTGACGAGGCCGCTCAGAATACTGGGAGCGTTGTCCGCGTGGTAAGCGAAGTGGTCGTTCCCGGTGACCGGGTCGGTATCGAGGTCCTGGCGGAGCAGTGAGGCATTCGCGATGCTCTCAGCGTAGGCGTTGGTGACCAGTTCGAGCTTTTCGATCAGCTCGGATACACCCCCGGGCGCCACCGGCAGCGGGGGCGTCCCAGCGCGGCGGCTAGGATTGAACCTGGAGCCAGGGCGGCGATCAATCACGCCGTCCCCGCATGACAGGGCAAGCATGGCAGCCAGCGCGTTCCGCCGGTTCACACAAGCCCTGCTCCATACCGACCGGTTGTGTAGGTGTTCAGCTGCGTGTTCTGCCCAGCCGACGGGATGGCGTTGAAGAACGCCAGCTCGCACAGTTCGATGTGCCCGAACGTGGACGCCGCAGCGTTACGCCCGACCAGCGGAGCCGTGCCCGCCGTGGAGCCCGCGTTGGTGCCCGTGACTGAGTTGGCAATCACGAGCAACCGATCCGATGTGCTGTTCGTGAATTCTGCCTGGACGCGGACGTAAGTGTTGAGGATGGCTGCCGCGTTGTTGTTTGCCCCGGTGCCATTGCTTTGTGCAATCTGCGGCGTCGTCGTGCGCTGCAGGATGATGAGCGTAACCGCCGAGTCATTGACCCACGAGTCATTAGCGGTCCAGGAAATCTGCCGCCCGATGAGCCAGATGGTCTGAGGCAGAGCGCGCGCCAGCGCTCCGCCTGCCAGCGAATCATTGGCGCCGTCGAACAGGATGCTTGGTGTGGAATTGGGGCCACCGGTTGGGTTCAGCGTTGGCTGGTTGGCCCCTGTGCCTTGGGTGAGGGCTAGCCCAGCTACCTGGTCGAGCCACTCGCTTACGCCAGTGTCGATGGTGACGCCTAGGTCAGCGCGCCACCACGCTATGCAGTTGGCGCCCATGATGCTGGCCGGAGTGTCAGCAGCCGGAGCCGCCGGGGCACCAGCGCCGGGCGGCAGCAGTGCCGTAACCCGGCGCCATCGTCTATCGTCACGCCTCGGCATCTCAGAACCCAGGAACGGCGAACTGCTCGACGCCTTGCTGCGGCCCCACGCTGCTGCGGTAGATGCGCAGGAACCCGGTCGCGACGCCAGAGATAGCAACCTTGGCCTTGACGAGGTAGCCGGAGCCGACGCGCATGCCGGTCGGACCGATGCCGGATGCCGCCGCGCGCTCGCCCCCGAGCAGCCGCACCGGCAGCTGTTGCCCGTCCGGAATCGGGTAGCAAACGCCGCTGCCGGCTCCTACCTCGAGGTCGTTGATCGCGCCCACGCCCGGCCCGAATGAAACGTACACCTTGGCGCCATCGGCCTGGAAGGTGAAGTAGTGGCCGGCGTCGACGCGCCCGAAGTAGTCCGCCAAGTTGATGTCCTGGCTGGTGGTGGTGACCACAACGTTCGCTTGCCCGCGAATGCCAGAGGCGTTGCGCATCGGCGGCACGACGTTGAAGGCCTCGTATTCGACTTGGCTGCTCATGGCTATGCTCCTGCGATTCTTTCCGTGTACGTTGGCTGTGACCCAGGCAGCTTGAGCGGCCCGGAGGATTGCGGCGGCGGACGGTTTGGCTCGGGCTGAGCCAGCAAGCTCATGCGCGACGAAAACCCATGCTCGAGCGTGGGCTGGAGAACGCCATCGAAGCCAAACAGGTTGTCAAGCTGCGTCAGCATGCCATCGCTGATGCCCTCGCGGTCCGTCTCGTCTAGCTGCGACTGAAGGATGTCCATCAGCCCGGCCTGCGCGGCTTGCTGTAAGCCCGGATACTGCTTCCAGGCGTATCTGACCTTGTCGTAGTCGATATTCCCGGCGGCGAAGTCCTGAAAAACGCTCATGGGCTGCAGGGTAGCTTCCCACATTGCCTGGGCCTTGCGCAGGTCCGAGCTCGAGAGCGTCTCCCAGGCCTTGCCGCGAATGTTCGGGACCGGCTTGGGGATGTCCTGCAGGAGCTGCGCAAGCTTGCCCTGCATGTCCACGCCGGCCTGCGCCTGAATCTCGGGGGGCAGCCCGGCAATGGCCCGCTCTTGCTGCTGGGCTGCGTCGGGGGTCGCCATCGTCACGGCCTGGGCCAGCTTGTCGATGCTGTCCTGATAGGTGTGCTGCTGCCAGGAAATGGCGCCTTTGGTCGAGTTTTTGACGGCGCCGCCCAGCTTGCCGACCGCCTCCGAAACGAAGCTCTTGGCGGCCTTGTTGCCAGCTGCCGCGACGGACTTGCCGAACGCGGCGGACGCCACCTCTCCGAGCACCGGGGACAGCGCGCGCGCGACCAGCATGCCCGGGACGCCGCCGATCGCCATGCCGACGCCCATGCCCATCAGGTCGCTGGCGTAGCTCTCGCCGATGTTGCGCCCAGCGCCGCTCAGCACGTCCAACACGCGCTTGGCCGGGGCGCCGTCGAACGTCACGGCCTTGTGGGCCATCTCGGCGCGCTCGGTCGCGTCCTTCATTAGCTGCCGCGTTGCGTCATCCGCGTACGCCCCGCCGAGCTGCTTGCGGGCGGCGTAGGCAGCCGTCACCGCCTCAGCCTCTTCGGCGAACATGCCCGGCACGGCTCGAGACGAATCGGCGTGCCTGAGGGCCTCCCGGAGCGCCTTGGGGTCGAGCTGCTCGAGAGGGCTGTCCAGACGGGCCAGCGCCTTGTAAGCCTTGCCCGCCCCGCCCCAGGCGTCCCCGCTCAGCTCGTCAGCGATGGCCTGCGCCTGGCGGCGCGCGTAGCCGGCGGTTACCTCGTCCACGTCTGTTGCACGTGCAACGGCGCTCAGCTTCCGGACCAGCTCGTGCCCAGCCGCCATGGCCTCGCCGGCATTGGCCGTTTGTAAGCGCTCGGAGGCGGGTAGGAGCATCTGCCGCAAGCGCGGGTCGGGCATCTGCTCGATGGCCTGGGTGACCCGCCCCTGTAGGCCGCCGATCGCCGACGGCTTGTCCGCGTCGGCTAGTAGTTTCTTCGGCACCTTCAGGTCGAAATCGAACGACGGGCGAGCGGCAGAAAGACGGGCCGCGTCGACGGCTAGGTCGGTTGATACCCGATCCAGCAGCGGCGTCCGGTGCAGCAGCTTTTGCAGCGGGCCGGGCGTCTTGGTTGCCCAACTGCCCGCGTCGAAGTCGCCCGCCAGCTTGCTGATGCGCTCCCCGGCCGCCCGGGTGGCGCTGTCGTAGGCCTGGCGAATCAGGGAGGGGTTGTCCCCCGCGGCAGCGACTTCCTTCAGCACCCTAGCCCGTTCGCTCAGGATGGCCTTGGCTGCGGCGTAGGTCTCCCCGCCGCCGGCCTGACGCACGGCATCGGCCACATCGTCAGCCGCCGTCTTGATGTCCCCGAACACCTGATGGAGCGTGTTCCGCTCGTCGATGGCGGCGCCAATCCGGCCGGGAATGCTGGCCACGCCATGGGCGGCAGCGCCACCAGCGGCCCCGAAGACGGCCCCGGCGAGCCCGGAGACCAGCACGTCCCGGAGCGCCTCGTTCTGCGCGTAGGCGGCCTGGACACCCCCGCCGGCGCCCTCGTAGGCCCCGATGCCCGCCAGCGTCCGTAGCCCCGTGGCGCCCGCAGAGGCCGGCAGGGCAGCCGCCAGGGCCACGCCGCCGCCGATGCGCGAGACGGCCGACAGAAGCGGCCACGCGCGCTCCTGCTCCGCGATGGCCCGCTCGGTCTTCTCGGCGTAGCTCAGCCCCTTCTGGCCGCCCCCACCGAATAGGAAGGATGCCGCCTCCATGGCCGCCGCGCCTGAACTCGAGCGGCCCAGGTCGCGCCCGAAGTCCTCGAGGCCCTTCCAGCCCGTGACGGAGCCGACCGATTCGGCCGCGGCGCCCGTGAGTGCACCGGAGCCCAGCACGGCATCGAGCAGGCCGCGACCGGCTTGGGTGGCGGCGGTTTCGAAGGCGCCCATGTCGGACGCCGGGCGAGTCGCCTCGAAGGCTGCCAAGTCGGTGCCCTGTAGCGACGCGGGCAACGCCGCAACGGGGCCGCCGGGCTGCTGAACGGACTGGGGCGCGGCCGGCGAGAAGCCTGGAAGCCCCACCAGCGGCGCTGTGCCGCCGCCGAAACCAGGCAGGCCACCTAGAGGCGCGTAGGGCTGACTCATTTGGTGACTACGTTCCCCCCAGCTTCGCCCACAGCGTCCGCGCCTTCGAGCTTCGCTGCGGCCCTAGAACGGAGCTTGGCCACCGCTCGCTTGACCTCGCCCATAGTGGCGCCCGGGGCCATGCCGGCCATGAAGGCATCTCGTTCGGGTCCGGACAGCGCACCCTGGCCGCCCAGCACGGACGAAAGCGCACCGAGCGTTTGTTGCGCGTCGGCAAAGTCCTGGTTCATGCGGCGCTCTTGCTCGCTGAGCGTGTTGCGCGCACCGGTTCCCTTGCCGCCGACGTAGTCCAGCGCGCCCTCGACGGCGCGGCCCACCACGTTTCGATTCTCGGTTGTTGGCGGGACAGCATCGTCTTCGTACTTGCTAAGCGTCTTTTCCAGGTTCGAAGCGTCCGCCAGTGCGCTAACGGCTTGACGCTTCTCCGGGCTCGCAGTCGGCCCCTTCGCCGCGTCGCGCTGCGTCTTGGCGATGTCCGCTTCGCCCTTCTGCAGCCCTTGCACCTTTGCGGCCGTGCCGAGTTGGTCGCCAACGTCCACCCAGCCACCGGCCGAGCCAGCGCGCGGCTGCTCGAAGCCCTTGCTGGTCTGTCGCGTCACCTTGTCGATGCTGGCCAGGCGGCTCTGCTCGTTCGCTTCCATGAGCGACTTCTGGAGCGCCAGATCGATGTTCTTGTACTGGTTCTCCAGCGCGGGCACGGCGTTCTTGGCGCGGAGGGCGGAGAGCTGAGCGGCGCCGTACTGCACCTGAATGCCCTTGGCGGCGGCGCGCGACTGCTCGACGGACATGCCGCGCTGACGCAGTTCTGAAAGCAGGTTGTTCGCCTTGTCGCCCTTCAGGCGAATTGCCGCCTCTTGCGCGCGAATGTCGCGGTCCACGGCTTGGTCTAGAATCTGCTGAGCGTAGTTCGGAGACTTGCCCATGACCGAGGCGTACGCGCCGGCCGCTTGCATGAGTGCAACACCGATTCCCTGGAGAGGATGCGCGAAGAGTCGATCGGGCTTGACCTTGCTGGACGTGTAGTCGGCGAAAGCCTTGTTCTTAGCCTCCTCCTCCATCGCGAACTTGCGCTCCAGGTCCGCCGTGCGCGCCGCCTCTTCGGCCTGCAGGCGCTTGACTTGCTCGAACTGCTCAGCAGCAAGACGCGACTCATCTTGCGCAGCCGCGACCGCCATGTCCCCCTGCTCTTGCGTAGCCAAGCGCTGGTCAATGTTGGCCTCGGCTCGCGCGTCCAGGTATTCCTGGTCCTGTGGCGTGCCTTGCTGCACCACGTCCGTTTCGCCGCGACGCATGGCAACGGCGCCCTCGTCGGCCTTTTTGAGCTGCTCGGTGGTGACGCCGCGCGTGCCCGGCGCGAACTTCTGAATGGTGCCCTGCGGCGAGACTCGCAAGCCGTAACCGAGCGCACCGCCGGGCTGCGGGGCAGGCGCACCTGCGGGCTCGCGCGCAATGGAGGCCGGGGGCGCGCCGCCGCCTGTAAACTGGTCCCGAAAGGACTGAATCTGGTCCTGGGTCGGTGGGGCATTCTCGCCCCCGTAGCCGCCAGCGCTGAACCTGTCGGCCGTCATGGTCTGCGCATTGGCCGCGTCCAGCCGCGCCTTCAGCTGCTCAGCATCGGGGCCGCCGAACGTGAGCGGAGGCCCGCCGTTCGTCTGGAACGAGTAGGCCCCCGGCATGTCCGGAATCGGCTGGTAGCCAGTGAAGCGCCCGACCGGCATTAGGACGACCCCTCATCGGACCAATCCTTGGTAAGTAGCGACGTGCCGAGCGAAGCGCCCGCCTGAATGTAGGCCGCGTTTTGCTGATCCTGGCGCTGCTGCTGCGCCAAGTCGTAGCCCTGCTTCGCTGCCGCCCAGCGCAGGTAGTTGTCTTCCCGGTTCATGCCGGCGCCCAGCTCTTGGCCGCGAATGCCGGCCGCCACGCCCTGGCCAGAGAGGCTCGCTCCGATTCCTTGCATGTAGGCCTGGTTCGCTTGGTTGATCGACGCTTGGGTCGCCGCGTCGTTCTGCCCCTGGTTCTGGTAGTAGGCGTTTAGGTCAGTGCCGACCTGTTGGCCGTACTGCTGGCCGATGCCCTGCTGGATGCCGGCAGCGCTGCCGAGGTTTGCCGCTTGCCGCTGGCGCCACGCTGCGTCCTCTTGCGCGCGTAGCTGTGCGGCCTGATTCGCCTGGTTCGCCTGGATGCCGGCCATGTTGCTTTGCGCCAGGCCGGCCGCGCCGGCCCCGCCGCCGAAGCCGCGACCAGAGCGCGCCATCGCGATCTGCGAGCCCATGGCCTGATTGGTCCCTTGCTGCAGTTGCGCCTGCGCTGCGCTGGGTCCCTGTTGCGACTCCAGCCCAGCAAGCTGCGTGCCGTAGCCGCTCGACATGCCGAGGGCAGCGTTTTGCTGAGCCCAGTCGCCTTGCTGAGGCCCGCGATTGGCGTACTGGCGCGCCATGTCGTAGCCGATGTTCGACGCTTGCGTGCCGTAGTTGACCGCCGCGTCACCGGTGCCCCATGCCTTGTTGACCGCCTGGTCCGCACCGGCAGGGTCCCGGCCGTACATGTAGTTGCGCTGGTCCACGCCATAGAAGCCGTTGGCCTGGACGTCCTCGTAGTCGAGCAGCGCGTTCTCGTACGTCGTGCCCGCGTTGATGAGCTGCCCAATCTTCGGGTTTTGCTGCGCAAAGTTCTGATCGTTGGGGTTGGTCGCCTGGTTCGACGGATCGGCGCGCTTGAACTCTTCGCCAGGGCCACTAAACCACGTAGAAGGATCGTACCAGTCCATTAGCCTTGCTCCGTTTCGCCCATGCGGCGGCCGCCGCCCAGGTCTTCCAGCTCGACAGTCCAGCCCATGAAGCGCCAGCCGTTCGCCGCGGTGGTCAGCTTCAGCACACACGCGGTGCCGGCGTCGTTGAGCGGCACGTGCTTGCGGTAGTCCGGCGACTGCATCACGCCCATATCGTACCCTTTTCCGGCATCGGTGGCCCGATCCACCGTCACGTACAAGGTGGCGTTGGCCGTCTGGTAGCCGGGAGAGCTACCGGTCGTCAGCTCGTCAAAAAGCCCGATCGCCCCGGTAAAACGCCCCTGCCCGGCGATGCCAAAGGGGCGAATATCGGCCCACTGCAGCACGCTCGCGACGGCTGTAGGCCCGTTGCCGGTCGAGTCGTTCACGGTCGCGCCGCCCTCGAGCAGGAACCCATAGCCGTTACTCACGTCCTTGAGCGCCAGCACGGCCCCGTCCTCCGTGTCGGTCACAGCCACGACCGCCGCCGGGTACACGTCGCGGCTCCAGGCGTTCGTCTCGAGGTCGAACACCAAGACAGTTGTCGTCCCCAGGCAAAAGCGAGCCGTCGAACTGGTCCCGCTCTTAATGACCGCGGCGCTCGTGATGGTGGCGCTGCCAAGGGTGTCCTGCACGGGCGAGCCAATGAACACGGGTTCACCCAGTCCGCGCGGAAGCATTTCGATTCCGCGTGGGCTCTGAAAGAAGATGCCGGCGCTCGTCTCGAGGATGGAGAGGCTGTTGATGCAACCTGTCGAGCGAGTGATGACGCGCGGGCTACCCCAATCGCCCTGCCCCTGGTCGGTAGGACCAGCGCCCTGCACCGCGTAGATGGCGGACGCGCAAAAAGCAATGAGTACGCCGTCCTGCGCCGCAAGGCCTGTGCAGTCGTCAGGCAGCACGACGCGAAAGGCCGGGGAATCGCTGAATTGCGGCGGCTCGCCGGGCACCAGAATTTTGCTGCTTTGGATCTGCGTCTCGTCCCAGAGTCCGCCAAACCATAGCCGATCTTCCGTGACCGCGATGTAGCGGCAGCTCGGAGGATGGTCGTTGTCGAGCACGCCGCCATCCGTGTAGAGCACCTCGTGCGTCTGGGCGTAGGTGTCGTTGAGCTTGTCGAGGATTATTCCGCCAGCGCCCGCTACGCCGCCCTGCGGCACGCTCACCCGGTAGAAGGTCGAGCCGCCAGCGGTCGTGCGGTACAGGACTTTTCGCAGGTCGCTTGGGTTGCCAGAAACGAAACCATCCACCTGGCGAACCCATGCGTAGTCATCGGCCGCCGTGAATGTCACTGCGTCATTGCTACCCGAGAGCGTCACCGTAACGACGCGACTAGGGCGCCCCCGCCAGCGCCGACCCAGGCCGTCGATCCATTCGATTACAGCGCGAAACTGGTACGTGCCCAGCAGGGTCAGGTTGGAGCCCGCCTCCGCCGATTGGACGCCTGCATCCAGCGCCGCCTCGACAAAGAAGCCGAGGTCCATGCCCTGATTCTGGTTGGCGGCAGCAGGCAGTGATAGGCTCGCCGTGGCGTAGCGCAGCGTGCCCTGGCTTCCAGCTGGGCTCATCAGCACCGGACTGCCGGCAACAACGGCTTCGGCTCCCATCAGACGCACGTCGCGCGGCGCGTCCGTCGCGAACTCGAGCCACTCACCCAGCGCCAGGCCTCGAGGGACGCCGCTCGTGGACAGCTCCGAGCGCACCAGACGCGGGATGCCCACAATCCAGTGGCCATTGCTGAGCGACTTCGGCGTATCGAGGTGCATCTGATACGAGCCGCCCGCGTAGTTGCTGGCGCTCGGGTCAGCGAAGGCGTCACCGATGAGAGCCACACGAGGAAAGCGTAGCCGGTAACTAGATTCTGACGTGCTAAGGCGATCCGCCATGAAGTCCAGCAAGACATGGCGCACGTAGTTGTTGCCATTCGTGGACGTGTTCGGCGTTCGCATGCGGCACCACACCATGCCGTTGTTGAACGGCGCCGAAGCCGGCAGCATGTTGTAGGTAACGCTATTGGCGGTCGTCAGCGTACCAGTGGCGTCTAGCCGCCTAGCAATCAGGTACGTGGAGGCGTCAGACGCTCCGCAAAGCGACGTGGCTCGCCCGATCACTACAAACGCCGTGGACGCAGCGACGCACGGCCCAAAAAGCGGTGGCGTCAGCGTAATCGAGGTTTGCCCCACATCGGTGTAGACTGTCACGTCGCCGCCGCTCGTGTTCGACAAGCTGGTGTCGTAGACGCGCGCTTTTGCCGTGTTATCCGCCGCGACATCAACCCAGCCTACGTAGAGGTGGGTCGTGTCCGCGTAGACGCTCATCACAGGCGTTGCCGTTCCGGTCGTCAGCGGCGTTCCAGTGACAACCGTCGTTCCCGTGAGCTTTTGGACCGTGATGGTGGTGGCGCCGCTCTGGTGCACCAAGGCCCAGCCCTGACCCGACCACGCGCACGCCGCCCAGTAGTCGTCACTAGAATTCAGCGTCGCGACATCAACCAGTGAACCCAGCGTGACGCCCGTGGACGCCACCGTGAGCACGGCTGCGAAGATGTCGGTCGGCCCCGAGCTGGCGTCGCCCTGCATCACCAGGACGAATGCGGCGGCAACTGAATCGTAAACAACCCAGGCGGCGCTGTGGTCATCATCAGTGAACGTCGTTACCAGCGTGCCGCCCTCGGTGTAGACCTGGACCTTGATGCTGCTGGCTGTGATGTTCCCCGCGGCGTAACCACCGGACCAGACGATCACGACGTACCCGCCGCCAACGGCGACGCTTAGCGGGTAAGGTGTCGCGTCCTCGTCTGCATAGGAGGCGCCCTCCGCGGCGATTGTCGCGAAGCGCCCGTGCGGCACCGCGTCCGAGTAGGAGCCAGCGGCGTGCGCACGGCTCTGCCCGAAGTCGTATCGAAAGCCGTACCCCTGAGCGCCGAACACGAACCCGCCCGGAACCGCCTGCAAAAAGTCGGGCCCGTCATTGGTAATCACGTCATCGTAGGAAACGTCCGCGCTCGTCGCGACGCTGAGCGCCGTCGTTCCGCGCCGTGACTCGACCTCACCCGCGACCGGGAAGCGCACGTTCTCCGCAATCGTGAGCGTGCCGGGCGGCGCGGCGTGCGGTGACAAGTCCTCGCGCATGCCGGGCGTAACGGGGACGTGGATGGTCTTGCTCTGGCTCATTCGCGCGTCCCGTAGTACTGCCCAAGGCTTGAGTTGTAGTCGTCCAAGAACGCCTGGTCGCTGATGCCGGTCGGCATGATTTTCACGCCGCTGGTGAGCCAGCGTCCGCTCTGGGTGCCGCTGTTCGAGCCGCCCATCCGGAACTTGCTGAGGCTGCCACCGGTGGGCCGCGTGAGTCCCGACGCCGTCTGCGTGCCGTAAGGCTTGCCGTCCAAGAAAAAGCGGATGATGCCCGACGCGCGGCGAGCCCCAACGAGCAGCACGCGGCCGCCGAACGGGTAGGCGAGCCCGGATGCTTGGTAGTTCGCCACATTCGGCGCCGAGCCCCAGCGCTGGAACCATTGCGGCCCGTTGACCACCGAGCTGGAGTTGAACTGCCAGAGAGCGTTACTGGCCTCGGTGCCCCCAGCGTCGTTGTAGGCCATCCCGAAGCCGGTGAGCGACGTGGGCTGCTCCTGCTGCAGGTAGATCATCTCCACCGAGATATCGTCTTTCAGCGCCAGCATCGTCGCCGCAGCCGAAGCGTTGCAGACAAGCCGGCTGAATAGGCCGCCCGCGGTGCCGCCGATCACAGCGCCAAGCGTGCCCGGCCAGATGGGCGCGTAGTACTGCTCCCCGGCCTCGACGGACATGTCCAGGCCGTTGCCAGACGAGTCGCGAAGATTGCCGTCGAAGTGGTACAGCGCCACCGGGTTGTGCGTCGCCGGCAGGCGAAACGATGCGACGCCCGGGTAGTAGCCCGAGGCCGAGCCCGAGCCGGTAACCGCCGCGCCGCCGCCCGTCGAGCCCTGCTGAGTGAACCAGTTGCTCCCGTCCGTCATCAGCTGGGTCTGCCCAGCCGCCGAAATCTGAAAGCCCGTGGCCAGCCCGTTGACGGTCGGCGGCGTCCTGCTGTCCGCACTGATCCCGCCCGGCTGCACCAGCACGATACCGCTCGGCGACGTTTTCGAAATCACCAGCGGAACGCCGATCTGCCCCCGCTCTACTTGCGGCAGTCGCGCCACGACGACCGACGCTGGCGGCGTGCGATTCATCGAGCCCCAAGCCAGTTGTGTTACGGCGCCCGTGCCCACCGTTGCCTGCGAAATTGCCCCAGGCAGCAAGCGCGACAGGAACCCATCGGCAGCAAAGAGCGCGCGGACCTGCTCGCCCAGGCGCCGCAAGCTGGCGTCTCCGGACAGCGAAACCGGGTTAGGCCCGTTCCGATCGTTACCCGCCATACCCACGCGGCGGCAGCACCCGATGCGCACGGCCCGACATGCGGTTGCCGAGCGAATCGCGCCCTACCGTCGCTCCTCCTGCCGTGGTGACCTTAGTCGCGCTCCGAACGATGTCCCGCCACACCTCGTCCTTGAACGAGGCGGCGATTTGGTATGGCCCGGGGAACTGGTCGCGCACCATCATACGCAGCACCACGTCCCAAACCACGTAGTCCTCCCAGCCCGCCACGCCGTCGAACGTGTCAGCCTCTGCCGACAAGTCGTTGGCCACGGGCAAGTACCAGAGCAGGTAGTCGAACTGCCGGTCGGGGCACGGAAGAATGGCTAGCTTGGTCGTCTGGTACTCAGCCCAGACGCTCGGTTCGCCGATAGAAACCGGGCCGCCGTATTCCGCCCGGTCTTCGAATGTCGTGTGCTCGAGACGCTTCCATTCGCCCCCCTGCGTTTTGATGTCCAGGCCGTAGACGCGCACGATGCCGCTCGCGACGGCTCCGGCATCGAGCTGGCGGAAGGGAAAGCCAGACGTTGCCCCAGGCTGTAGCGTGCCGGTCGCAACGGCCAGAAAGTGCCGCGCACCCTCGCCGCTCAGCCGCTCGCGAAAGCGCTGGATGCCCTGATTGATGAACCGAGTGAGCAGCGTCGCACCATGGCGCTGCGTGAGCCCGGCGATGTCAGCCTGGTTCTGGACGTCCTGTCGGAGCTGAGCGAGGGTAACGGTGCGCATGCACGGTTAGCCCCCGCCCATCAACGATGCCAGGTCCGCACCTTCTCCGGCCGCCATCTCCTCGTCGTACTCGCCCTCTTCCTCCGCGCTCATGCAGGCCATGACGGCCTCTTTGAACGCGGCAAGGCGCTCGGGGTCGTCGGTCCCGAGCGCCACCTTGGCGAATGTTTCGAAGTCTCCGGATTTCTCGGGCATCAGAAGCTCGTGAAGCCGTCGATGTTGGGTGCCGCGTAGAACGACAGTTTGACCTGCGTCCCGGTCGGCAAGAAACCGCGGAAGCCGGAGGCCTGAATCAGGTTCAGCCCGCTGGCGCCGCCTGCCGCCGAAGCGTCGCGCACGATTTCGAGTTGTGCCGTGCCGCTGGGGCCCGACTGGTTGTTGACGTAGGCGTTGAAGTTGTACCCGCTCGAACTCGAGACGACCGCCGAGATGTCTACGTGCTTGGCAGTGGGGAACTGCAGCGAGTAGAGGCCGGTCGAGACAAGCGTCGCGGAAACGCCTGGGATACCCCCGCTCCCGATGCCCGTTGGATTCAGCAGGCCGGTGGCCGTCTGAATCGCAGGCGTCTGGATGCCGAAGATGCCGGACCCAACGGCCCGGAGAACATGGACCCCAAAAATCGCGTTCGTCCCTTTTGGAGCGAACGAGTTCAGGATGGTCTGCGGTGATTCGCCAAATCCGGGCATGGTGACCTTACAGCAGGCTCACGCGGCCGCTGTTCTTCGGCGCGCGGTTGTAGAGCAGCGGGTAGCTGATGAGACGGGCTTCGTAGTCCGTCGAGTTGTAGCGGCGCAGAATCTCCAGGCCGTCCTTGCCCTGGAAGTGCAGCAGCTCGCCCATGCTCGAGATGCCCCAGTCCTGCATGCGCATGGCGAAGAAGGTGCCCTTCGGACAGTGGCGGTCGCAGTAGATCGGGATCATGCCCGCGCCGGTCGCGATGTCGATCTTCATGAAGCCGAAGTGCGTGTCCTTGTCCTCGAGGGGGCGCACGCCGCGAGCGGTCATGAGCGTCTCGAGCACCTGGAAGTCTTCGGGGTTCATCCAGCCGGCCGTTGGCGCCTTGGCCTTGAAGCGACCGGTCATCTGCGCGAGCAGAATCTTGATGCGCTCCTCGTAGGTCTTACCAGCGACGAGCGCCGGGTTGACGCGGCAGCCAGCGGTGCGTTGCGGGTCGGCCAGACGCTGAGCGGCGGTGACGCCCCAGAGCGCGGCCGGCGTGTCGGTCGCCGTAATGAACGCCTGAACGCCCTTGATGACCGTGGTGCCCTGGTCGCCGAAGAAGTCGCCGTCACGGAACAGGTAGTCAGCATCGGCGAACGCCGTGATGTCTGCCCAGTCCGTCGCGGTGAGCTTGCCCGTCGCGCGGTTGATGCCGCTCAACGTGGCCGGGTTGCCAGCGCGCAGCGCGTGAGTCGAGACGGAGCCGTCATCCGGCGACGCCCGTAGGTCCATGCCGACCTCGAAGTTTTGCGCATCCATGGGCTCGACCAGCAGCAGGTCATCACCCGCAAGGCTTGCGCGTCGGCCGAGAGCCTGGCCGCCGTTGCCCCAAAGGTAGATGCTCAGGTTTTCGCCGGCCTGCTCGAAAAGGCCGTCGATTTCCTGCTCCTTGTTGGCCAGGAATGCGCCCTTGTTGTTGCGGCTGGCCTCGATGACCTTGTCGCCGATGAGCACGACGCCGTAGTAGTCGCCGGCCTGAATCTGCCACTTCAGCGACGTGGTGTTCGCGCCGGTTGAGGTGGTGGCCTTGGTCTGCGCGGTCGTGAACGTACCGCCCACACCTTGCGGCAGCGCCGTGAAAAACGGCACCGGCATCACATCGCCGACCATCTCCGAATCGCCGGACTTCTGCAGCTTGGCGAGCAGCGGATTTTCCGGGTAGACGAGCTTCTCGACGATGCTCGAATCCATGTAGCGCTCTTTCATGAGCGCATCGAACGTGGTGATTGTAGAACCCATGACGTTGCTTCCTGTTTCGTGGCAAACGGCCTGTTCGGCCAGTTGTCTCAGGAGTTAGGAAGCTGCCTGGTCAGCACTCGGGAATTGGAGCCCGGTCTCGTTCGTCAAGCGGTATCTTGCACGGCTTCGGCCGGTTGCGCAACTGCCTCGGCTTCGGCGGCCGGTTCCGGCTCGTTCATCCGGTCCACGCTTTCGGCGCGGCGCTCCGCATCCGTGAGCTGGGGTGGGGTCATGTGCTCCACTTCGATGCCGCGGTCGCGCAGCAAGGGCATCATGTCGGCCAGGATGGTCCGCACGCCCTTGGCCATGGCTTCCTGCCCCGGATTGCGCTGCACCCAGGGGCGGCCGAACACCAGCACCTTGTCCACCTTGAAGCTCGGGTCCTCTTTGACGGCCCGGCGCAGGACGCGCGCCGCTTGCGTGCCCTCGAGCACCCAGGAATCGCGGGCTTTTAGGTCTTTCAGAACCACATCGGGCAGCGTCTTCCAGTCCGCGCGCCGCATGTAGTTGTCGGTCGACACCAGCCCGTCCGGCTGTTCCGTGCGCTTGCCGGTGCTGCCGAGGTGGCACCCGAGCTGCTTGGCGAGCTTGGTCGCGTACGTCGTTTTTCCTGTCCGCGGCCCGCCGATGACCACGATCCGCGGCATCAGTCCGCCTCGGTCTCCATGCGCTTCTTCGAGTACTCGCGCCATTCCTGCGGGGTCATCTCGCTGGGCCTCTTCGGTGCGCCGCCGCCCTCGACTGTGTTCGGGGGCGTGACGGCCGTCTTGGGCGCTGGCTTCTTGCCGTTCTTGGCCGGAGCCGCTGGCGCCGCCGCGGCCGGAGCGGCAGGCAGGCTGCCAAAGGCCTTGCTGAGCCGGTCGTGAAAGGACTTCATCCGGTCGTGCACGGAAGGCCCGTTCCTGTTGGCGAGCTTGATTGCCTCCTCGATGCTCACGGTCTTTTGCGCGTCCGGGTCCCAGTGCTCTTTCTGCACCGCGAAAACGTCCTGCAAAAAGCCCATGTCCTCGGCGAGCGCTCGCGCTAGCGGGTCCTGGCTCGCCTTGCACTGGTCGGACAGCGTGCGGAAGTAGTTCGCGCGCACCTGGGCCTGCTGCTGCCGCGCGGCCTGCTCCTCGGATTGCTTCTGCGCCTCGGCCTTGGCGGCCTTTTCCTTCTCGAGCTCGTCTTTGATGCGCTTCAGTTCCTTGTAATTCGGATCGGCGATGCGATTGATGAACCCGCTTTGCAGCTCGTTCCAGTCCTTGGCGCCGTAGGCCTGCGCGAAGGCGTCCGGGTCGCCGGCATCGAATGCAGCATCGGCCGCCTCGGTGCGCTTGAGCTTGGGAAGGTTGGTGCTTTCCCACTCGGTGCGCTCCTTGGCGAACTTCGCCTCCTGCTCGGCCTTCCAGGCCAGGTTCTTGCGCTTTGCCGCGCGGACCTCGATGGCCTCCTGGGTCGAAACGCCAGCATCGTCCACGGTCAGCCCGAGCTCGAGCGCCAGCGCCTTCAGCTGGGCGCGCTTAGCTTCCTTCGTGTCGGTGGGGGCGGCCTTGGCCGGCTTCTCAGCTGCGGCAGGCTTGGCGTCTGCGGCGGCGGCCGGCGCTGGGTCGTCCTCGACTGTGCTCTCTACGGCCTTCCACCGTTCCTCGAAGCTCTTGGGCGCCGCGCTCGGCTCGGGCGGCTGGTCTGCGGGCGGAACGACAACGGGCTCAGCGATGGCGGCTGCGACTTCGGCACTCATGTTGACCCTCCAGTCAAACTCAAGCCGCCATCACTCCGGGCGGCGGCGGAACCATGCCCGGCGGCAGGTTGCCCGGCGCCGGCGGAGGTAGTGCCCCGGGCGGCAGCGGTCCACCGGGCGGGGGAGGGGCGGCGCCAGGAGGTGCAGCGCCCGGGGCGGGTTGCGGATTCATCAAGTTGTCCATTTCCTTGATCCACCGCGACAGAAGCCCAAGGTTGAACTCGGCAAGCTTCGCCTCGTCCTCGGGCAATGACTGCTGGTCAACGCGAATGCGGCACCAAGCAGAGACGAACCGGCGCAACGCGGCCGGCTTGTTGATGATAAAGCCTTCGGGCGCCTGGTATTTGCCGGCGGCCCAGTCGTCCTGGTTCGCGTCGGTGTACAGCTCGATGAGCGAGTCGATGTACTCCAGCTCGCTGTTCTCGACGCTCAGCTCGCTTTCGAGGTCCGGCCAGCCGATGAGAGACTTGGCGGTCTCCTGCGAAATCATGCCCTGCTTGTACAGCTCGGACACCATCTGCTGGCGGCCCGCGGGGTCGTGCGGCAGCGCGGAGGCAGGCGCGACGGACACGCTGAATTGGTCGTCCTCTACGTCCGCGTCTTCCCACTTGATGCCCTGGATGAGCCGCTTCCCTGCCCACTGGATGAGCAGGTTCTTGTCTTCGGCTGCCAGCTCACGCAGGCGCCACACGTATTGATGCGCCAAGTCCACGAAAGCCTGCTCGTAGCGCTGCGCCTTGACGAGTTGCCGGCCGGCCTTGGTGTCGTTCAGCGTCATCATCGCGATGCCGCTCGAGACGCCCTGCTCGCGCCGCGCCGCCGCGCTGACTTGCGAAATGCCAATCGTGTCCCAGAAGTTCTGGACGGCGTACTTCAGGAACTCCATGTCACCGGGGGCGAGCGCTGGGGTCAGGCTGTCGGTCGGAGGGGCGGCGCCGTCGTACGGCACGGCGACCACGGCATCGTTCAGCGCTAAGTCGTCCGGCTTGACCGAGTCGCGCGGGTAGTAGATACGCTTGCCGCTCGCGACAATCATCCGGTACTTGAGCCGCAGCCAAAGCTCAGAAATGAACTCGGCCTGATCGCCGCCCTCGTCGGCAATGCCGGCGTACCACGGGCCTTCGCGGTGCGGCTCCCACCCGAGCATCACGATCGGAAAGCTCGGTGCGTCCCAGTCGCCTGAGTCCACCACCGTGTCGCCGATGACCGCCGCCCACTTTCCGGGCTTGTCCTCCGTGTCGGGCAGACGGTAGGCGTACTGCAGCTCGATGGTCTTGGCCTCTCGCGGCTTCATGCTGCTGCCAGCGAACCACTCGTAAGGCTTCGCGCCGTTGATGGCACCCGCCGCCTTCGGCCACAATTCGCGCGCCAAGTCCTCGCTGATGGGCTCGCGATGGTACATGTTGCGCGGCGTGCGCCCCTCGGCCGGGTCGAACCAGATGTCCACTGCCGGAATGAGCTTGTGCTCAATGCGCTTGTTGGCGATGTCCGCGATAACCTTGATGCACGCGACACCCTGCAGCGCGCATTCGGCGCCCGCGTCGGCCATCATCGCCCAGACGTTGATCCAGCGCCCTTGCCGTTGGTTGATGACGCCCTCGCAGATGCGGTCGAGCTTGTATGCGCGGCGGCGGATGGCCCATGTCGCGCCGCTCGTCTGAAACTGCGGCTTCGGCTTCTGCGGCGCGTAGACGCTCGAGACGGCCGTGCCCACCGCGGACCGAACGAGGCCCATGCGGTCGCGGTCAAACTCGCCCTCGGCGTCCTGCGCGTAGTAGTTGCTCGCTGTGTACCCGTTCAGGCGGCGGCGTTCGTACAGCTCCAGATTCCGCTGGTAGCGCGTGCGCCGCCCGGCCTGCTCGGTCTTGAACTTCTCGATCATCCGGCCGACAGCCGGACCCATCTCATCTTTAGGCAACAAGTGCCAGGCTGTGCCAGAAGTCCGCTTCGCCACTCGCGGCACAGTCTGGATTAATCGGGCTGATTAGTCCAGAGGTGCGGCGTTTTCTCTTGATTTGCTCGGAAATGACCCGGGCTCGCTCGCGCGCCTGTTCGCGCTTGTGCCACTCCAGCGTACCAAACTCGGGCTCGGTCTCCTCGGGCTCGTAGCGCGGGAACATGGCGCGGACGATGTACAGCAGCGCATCGGCGCAATGGCGCGGGTAGCGCTCGTCCTCCTCGCCCGTCTCTGGGTCGAACTGCAGCTTGCGCGTTTCGCTGAGCAGTTCTTGGCACTCGCCGAAATTGACCCGCATGCTCTTGCTGCGGATGATGCCGCCGACGAATTCTTGGTAAGCCCGCTTCTCGGTCTTCTCGGCCGGCTCGCACCCGACGCCCATCGACCGCATCTGCTCGGCGTAGCCCTTGCCAAGCGCTCCCTCGTCCACCACGACGCGCAGCCCCTTGCCTGTTTCCTTCTGCAGCTTCTCGCGCACGCTGTTGACGTGCGATGCCAGCGCGGTCGGGATGAGCCGCGAGCGCGTGTAGGAGCGCAGCACGTAGATTTCGCCCGTGCCGCGACGAACCGCCACCATGACGAACGCTGTCGAACGCTCGGAGAACCCCAGGTCGATGCCGAGCCCGTACACGTAGTCCCCAGGCGGCAAGCCGTAGGGGTGCGCCTGCGACTGGTCGGGAGCAAAGGCGTTGTCCCAACTGATCGGGTAGACCAACGCGCCAGGGTCGTCCACCCATTGACCCATCCACTCGCGCAGGTAGGTGGGGTGCGTCTCGTCCCATCCGAGCTGTTTGCGCTTCGCTTCGAGCCACGCCCGCGCGTGCGGCATGCTCGTGTTGTCGAGCACGGTGCTGTGATGCAGCCCCCAGCCCTGCTTGAGGCCCATCGTCACCTCGTAGAAGTAGCCGATTGCCGTGGCCGATGGCGTCCCGGTGAGCGCGAGAGAGCCGCTAAGGTCCATGAGCGCCGGGTCAAGGCAATCCTCAACCAGGTACTCTATCCAGTCCGGGAACGCCTGGGCCTCGTCCACTGCCGCGCGCTTGAATCGCTCGCCGCGTAGCTTCTCGGCCTGCTGCTTGTCCTTGCAGCCGACCAGCCAGAGCGAGCTGCCGTTCTTGTGCCGCACCATCAGCTGGCCATCGCTCGTCGAGAGCCGAATCGGCAGGTTGAAGTCCCGCTTCATGCGCTCCAGTGCGCCATCCCAGAGGATTTGCTTGGCCTTGCTGCGCGAAAGAGCGACGTAGACGGAACGCTCGCCCGGCGTTTCCTCCATGCCCTCGAAGAACCAGCCGGCTAGGCCGTGGCTCTTGCCGCTGCGGCGCCCAGCTCGCCAAGCCTTGCGCGTCCGCTTGTCCTGGACAAACGCACGCTGCACGTTGTGCATGCCGGCGATGAGCGGGTGAACGCTGCCAGCAGCCCGACGCAGCTCCTCTAGCCAGCGCGCCGGGACGTGAACGGTCACGCGGCCTTTTCGACCCGGTAGCCCACGCCGCGCAGCAGGTTCGCCACCGTCTCGATGTCCACCGCGCGCTGCTCGTCGTCGGCCAGCTTCACGCGCTTTTCGGCCTCGGCCAAAACGCCCATGATGCGTGCCGCCAGCTCGATGCACTTGATGCACGCCGCTACGTCCGGCTGGCTGTGCTTCTCGCCGTGTTTGTCCACGTAGCTTCGGCCCGCCTCACCCAGCGCGTACGCCTCGTCGCACTTCTTCAGCAGCGCGCGCTTGCGGCTCTCGAAGTCGGGCAGGTCCGCCATCGCCTCGAACGAATCGACGCGCCTGCCTAGTGCTCCTAGCTTCTGACGGGTGTCAGCCATCGCTCTCGATGATAGCTAGGATTTCGTCCTCACGCACGATCCGGATATCCCCGAAGTCGCCGCCTACATTGTGCCGGGGCCGCTGGTGGTCGCCGTCCCAGGCCTGTCCCGCGAGCGCATCGACCAGGACCCGATCGCCGGGCTTGGTCTCGTTCGGCACAAAAACGCCGTCCTGCGTCCCGCGGCAGCCGGCGTTTCGCTGCCGGAAATGCCCCGGACCGGAGGCAATGACACGGGCGAAACGGCTGCCCCGCGCGCCCGCTCGAGATTGCTGTGGCAGGTGCAGGCCGCCCGCGCTCATGGTCGCCAGCGGCTCGAGCTCGATCTGGACGTTGTCGGCGTAGCAGCGCATCAGGACTTCTCCTCAGCCATCATGCCCGTTGGGAAGATGAAAACGCGCTGCTTCACCGGGCGCTTGTCGGTCGTCTCGAGGTGAATCGTGACGATGCCCGAGGTCGGGTTGAGCAGCAGCCGTGTCACGATGCCGTCCGTGCTCATGCCGTTGGCGTAGCGGTTGCCAGGCATCAGCGTCGCCGTCCCGATCGCCGTGTGGTTCAGCCCGGGTGGCAGGACGAATCCGGCCAGCTCGATCTCGGTGGTGTTCTTTTCAGCCATATTCCTCTGCGAATAGGGCGCGGTAGACGCGCCGGTTGAAGTTGTAGTCACTCGTTTCGCCTAAACAGAAGTCCCGCAGCATCAGGAACATCGGCGGGACGATGGGCGACCCGAGGTGGTCCGGGTAAACGTACGGACCAATCATCGAGTTGACCCATGTCAGGCGAATCTGCGGCGAGTGTTCAATATCCTTGTACACAGTCAGCGAGTGCAACAGCCCCTGACTGTTTGCGCCCGGCATCGCCGATGCCAGCAATGCAAGCCCGTGCGGCGCCCAGTCGAGCCAAGGCGAGTAATCGCGCTCGTGCTTGTCGTACGAGATTGCGCAGACGGCCTCGCTCTCCAGGCCGCACCACTCACGGTTCCAAAGGTGAGTGTGCGCCACCTCCAGCTGCACCTTCGCCTTCTCCGCCGCATCGATGATGTCCATGCAGTCCCGCAGATTCAACGCCAGCGGCTTCTCGATGAGCACCGCTTTGCCCGCCGCAATCGCCTCGAGCGCCAGCTCCTTGTGCCCAGCCGGGTGCGTCGCGATGATGACGCCGTCCACCTCATCCAGCGGGATGCGCCGCGAGCCGCTCACCTTGATGTGTCGCCCGCCGTTCTTTTCGAGCAGGTACCGCTGTCCCTGCTTACCCGTGCCGATTAGCCCGAGACGCATCGCTTCAATGTCTCCTCGAGTGAAACGCGCTGCGACCACCCAAGGTCTTTCAGGCGCTGGTTGCTAATGTCGTAGCGCATGTCCGGACGCGGCCGGTTCGGCGGGTCCTCCACCAGCTCCCAGCGCATCTGCGCGCCCAGCAGCTCTGCCAGCCGAGCCGCCACATCCAGGTTCGAATGGTCTACTTCTCCCGCGATGTTGTAGTACCCAGTTCCGCGGCCAGAAATGATCCCGCCTCGCTCAAGAACACCAAGCGTGGCGGCGCAGACGTCCTCGACGTCGATGTACTTGCGGGAGGAGGTGGCTCCGTTGCGAGAATGGATCTGGATAACCTCGCCTCGTCGGAGTCGGGCAATCGTTCCCGGAATGAACTTCTCGAGCGACTGACCAGGCCCTGCCACATTTGTGCAGCGAGTAACGACGATGGGCAGCCCGAAAGTGTTCGCCCAAGCCGGACAGAGCGTCTCCGCCGCGGCCTTCGAAGCTGCATAGGGGTTGGTCGGGTGGAAGCTGTCGTACTCATCGAACGCCTTTCCTTTCGCAGCGGCGCCGAACACCTCGTCAGTGCTGAAGTGCAGCAGCTTCTCGAGCCCATCCACGCCGCGCGCGAACTGCAGCAGGTTGCACGTCCCGAGCACGTTGTCCGCGATGAACTGTTCCGGGTGGCGGATACTGCGGTCCACATGCGAGCCGGCAGCCAGGTGCAGGATGTAGCGGAACGGGCCGCGTAGCTCGGTCAGCGGCGCCTTGAGGTCGTGCCAGTGGAACGTCACGCGCGGGTCGTGCGGCAGGTCGTTCAGCTTCGAGCCCTCGCCAAGCCGGTCTAGTGCGACGATGGTGCAGTCGGTGTGGTCGAGCAGGTAGCGCGTCAGGTGGCGGCCGATGAAGCCGGCCGCGCCGGTGAGGAGAACGCGGGTCAATCGCCGCCTCGCATCGGGTTGATGATGCCGCCCTGGAACCCGCGCTCCCGAAGCTTGCGCGTGATGTCGTCCGCAAAGTTCCAGGCGGCCAGAAAGATGGTGTCCGGGTTCTTTGCCAGCATGTCGTCCACCGAAACGATCGGGATGTGATTGCCTGGCGTGGTGCGGCCGACCTTGCGCGGGTTGTCCTCGCCGACGCAGACGAACGGGAAGTCTTGCAGCCCGGGCGCGTAGAGCAGCGTCGTCAGCTTCGCGGGTACGCCGTAGATGGCCACCTTTTCGCCGCGCTTCTGCAGCTTCGCGAAGCCTTCGCGCAGCGCTTCGCCACGGTCGCGAATCAGCGCGCCCAGCGCCTCCACATCCGGCACGTCCTCGTCGCCCGCGTCGAACCACGGCACCTCGTCCAGGTGGCGCACGTACAGGCGAATCGAGCCGCCCTGCGCGTTGTTCTGCTCCACGCGCTCGATGCGCAGCCCGTGCCGCTCGAAGAAACCAGCGAGCGGCCGGACCGCGTGGTAGCTCATGTGCTCGTGGTAGATGCAGTCGAACGTGCCGCGCTCGACCACTTCGCACAGGTAGCCCACCTCGACGATGAACACGCCGCCGGGTGCTAGGGCTTCCTTGACCGCCGCGGTGAAGCCGTGAAGGTCATCCACGTGGGCGAAGACGTGAAGGGCGATGATGGCGTCACGCTCGCCTTTGCCTACCATTTGCAAAACATCCGGGTGCGGCCATGGCGCAACGATGCTCACACCCATCTGAACTCGCTCATCTGGGGCGCTTGGGTCAACGCCAACGACACGCATATTTCGCTCGTAAAGCATGTTACAGAGCGTCCCGTCGTTGCTCCCAATCTCCAGCACACGCCCGCCCGGCTTGAGCTGCGCAACCTCGTCCGCCAGCAGGCTCAAATGCTCGCGCCAGACCGGCGACGTTCCGCTCGCGTACGGGTAATCCGGCCCCCACAGCCGCTCCGGCGCCACCGCAATGCTCAGCTGGTGATGCCCGCACGCCGCGCACCGGTTCATTGTGAGCGGGAACAGATCGGTTCCGTCCAGCTCGTTCGCCAGTGGCGTTGCGGCCAGCTCGAGCACCGTGACCAGCTCGGGCGATTCGCACAGGCGGCAGGCGGTCACCTCCCGATAGTCTGCCATGGCTCCTCCACTCGCACGACGTCCGCCTCGTGACTCTGCGTGTCGCGCGGCTTGGCCGAGCAGCTGATAAGGCGCGTGAACTTCGGGAAGTAGGTCTGATGCGCGACCATCGGTCCCGTGAAGACCGACTCACCGCGCTTCACCACGACGGGTTCGAGCGGGTACTCGCCATCCAGGTCGCGCTCCCAGTACCACATCTCGCCTTCCAGCACGTAGAGCACGTGCGAATCGGTCAGGTGGTAGTGCTTGCTGCGCCACGCACCAGTATTGCTCAGAATGAGCGAGACGCACTCGAACTTGCCGAACGCGATGTTGGTGATGCTGCCGGCGTCGTTGACGAACGGCTCGTCAGGAACTCGTTTAGCCTGCTCACGTGCTGTTTCCAAGTGTGCTCCCTTGCCAACTTCGTGGCTCGCGCTGCCAATTCTGCACGAAACTTGCCGTCCGTCAACGCCCGCACCGTCCGCTCGCGAAACGCCGCCCAGTCACCGACGCGAAACGGGTCAAGCGGCGCGTATATCTCACCCAGCGCGTCGCAGTCGCTGATGATGGGCGCGGCGCCGTTCGCACAGGCCTCCATGGTCGAGCAGCTGAACCCCTCGGACCAGCTGAGCGTCTCGCACGGATGCAGGAACAGCTCGGCCTGCTGTAGCTCGAGCTGCAGCTGGTCGCGGCTGATGCTGTCCACGACTTCGATGCCCCACTCCGGGCCGCTCATGCGCCTCAGCGCTTCTTCGATGTAGAGCGCGCGCGCCCGGTTCCGCTCGATGGGCGGGTAGTAGGGCGTGGAGTCGAAGCCGCGGAGCCAGGGTTCGAGGCGGTAGAAGACTTTAAGAGTCGCGTGCGGGGCATGCCGCTTGATTGTCGGCCATGACTCCAACACACGGTGGAGCCCGCGGTCTGGGCTTGAACAGTAAACCGCGCGCCCGGCCACACGCTCTCGAGTTGCCGAAACAGGGTCAGCACCCAGTCTGTTGGTGTGCCACTTCTCCGGCTTCGGCGCGCCCCAGTCCCCGATCGCTTTTTGCCGGTGCGCTTCGGATGGGGAGAAATAGGCGTCAACATGGTCGTCAAATCCTTCCTTGCAGAATGAGAACTCATTCAGCCAGAACATGCAGATGCGCTTACCTCGCATCGTACGCAGCGAGTCAGGCTCGTTGATGCTGATGGTCCAGTCAGCCCCGCTCGCGCGCATGTCGTCCTCATGCCAGTTGCGAACGTCATGCCCGCACTCCCGTAGCCCCTCGACAATCCGCCGCCAGCCAATCTCGCTGCCCGTGCGCGGGTCGGCCCATGTCTCCTCGGGCGAGCGGAGCAGGCACATCGGGCCGTAGGTGACGGCGATTCTCACGGCTTGACCGCCTCGATGGCGAAGCTGTGGGACATGCCCTTGTCGATGCGCTCCGGGAACACGCCGAAGCTCCCGAACGCGCGTACGAAGCCGCATTCGCTCAGCAGCTTAGCGAGCGTTTCTTCGCTGTAGCAGTGAAAGTGCCCTTCGTAGTGCTCCGTTGTGCAGCCGCCACCGCTCGCCCCGAACAGCACATAGGCGAACTGCTCGAGCGGGTCGGCATCGGCGTAGAAGTCGGGTTGCTCCTTGGCGAAGTCGTGCATGCGGTGTGAGAGAAGTGCCAGGATCAGCTTCTGAATGTCGGGCGTGGTCAGCTTGATCATTCCGCCGCGCTTCAACACCCGGCAGCACTCCCGCAAAAACCTCGGCGCCTCCGTCCGCCGGTTGAAATGCTCGATGGCCTGCCCGACGTAGACAGCATCGACCGAGCCGTCCGCCCACGGCAGCCCCTTGCGCACGTCGTGCCGCATGAACTCGAGCTTGCCGGCCCGCACTGCATCGGCATGCGCCTGCTGCTCGCCGGGCCAGACGAACCCGGCTGGAGCTTCGCGCAGGTGGCGCAAGTAGTCCGCCTCGAGGTCGGAGCGGTCGACGTTAAGCCAGCCGGGAAAGATGTTCGTGCCGCAGCATAGGTTGAGCTTCATTGCGCCGCCTCCGGTTCGGAAAAGTCTGGCACGACCTTGCTTGCCAGCTCGCGGAGCCTAGCCTCCCACTCCGTCGCCAGCGTGTCGAGCGAGAAGCGCAGCACGTCGCCGACTGGTCTTGGTTGCTGCAGCGCCCAGGCGCAATCCCTAACGATGTCACCAGTCCACACCCGCCTGTTATCCGGCACGGTCTCGGCGAGAGCGGCAAGGGGAGGACACACGCATGCCAGCCCTGCCGCCTGCGCCTCCATGGCCGTGATGCAGCTCGTCTCGCTAAACCACGTCGGATAGAACCATACCTTGGCCTGTAGCATCTCCTCGGCCAGCTGCTTCTGATTGACTCGCCCGCGCATCACGACGCCTTCGGTCCGCGCAATCGCCTCGCGCAGCTTCACCATCGCCGCCTTGCCGCAGTGCGGGTGCCCCGAGTCGCCCATCAGCTCGATGGACTTCTCCCAGTTCTCCCATCCGTAAAAGCAGTGCAGCTCGGCGTCAGGAACAAGCTCACGAATCCTTGGCCACGCTTCAACGGCGGTGATGAGACCGCGATCAGGGGAAGAGCTGTAAATAGCCCGCGGCTTGCGCGCCACCGCAGGACCGGGATGAGCGAATCGTTCGAGGTTGATGCCATTGCGAGTTACCTTCACCTTTCCTGGTCCAAGCCACGGGTAGCACTTCAGGAAGAACGACCGGTGCCACTGCGACAGGCACCAAATCTCGTCATAGCGCGCCGCTTCGGCCGGCGTGAATTGCTCACCAACGTGCACATCATGCACCCAGAGCACGCGCGCCTTGGCCTTGTGGGGCAGCGCGACGGCGCCGGCTTGGCGGGAGACGATGAGGACGTCCCATTCGCGGCCATGATATTGGAACTGGTCAGCATCCTGCCACTCGACGCGATCGTACGCGCGTAGCGGCGCGTTGTCTGGCGGCAGATGCGCGAACACGTAGACGTCATGCCCCAGCTTCGCCAGCCGCTTGCTCATCTCCCACGCCATCGTTTCGCTCCCGCCCATCCCGTCGCGCTCGAGCGTCTCTGGCGTCCACGGCTCGAGCTGGTGGCCGAGCCAGAACGCGATGCGCAAGTGTCCCGGCGCGACCTTCGGAGCAATGTACGAGGTTGCAGCTTGGGGCCGCACCGGGACTTCTTCTTTGCGCTCCATCGCGAACTCGCCGGCCAGCGCATGCTGAATCACCGGCATCGCCTCCTTGCGCACCACGCCGCGCTCGATGAGCTGCGCGACCTGCCCGAGCACGCGCACCCGCTGCAGGTTGTCCAGGTTCTGCCGCAGCCCCTCGTGATCGGGCTTGCCTGCCAGCCCAGCCTCAGCCGAGCGAATCGCCTCCTCGCCGCGCCCCAGCTGCGCTAGTGCCGGCGCGAGCCATGCGTGCGCCTCGTAGCGCGCCGTCGGGTCCTTCATCAGCAGCGACTCAGCCTGCGCCGTGTCAAGCCGAAAGCCCTGCTCGAGGAAGTACACGCCGCGCCGCAGATTGTGGTCCGGGTCGATGCCCAGCTGCCCCATGGCCACGTATGCCTGCCCCATGGTCCAATACGGCTCGGGCCAGCTCTTGGTGGTCGACGCCTCGAGCGCCCACCGAGCCGCCTGCTCGTAGTCGCCCATGGCCAGGCTGACGCGCGCCAGGTGCATCAGCGACAGGCAGCGCTCGTCGCTCCACGGGGCCAGCTGCGCGTGCCGCCGGAACCAATAGCACGCCTCGCCGATCCGCCCGTTGCTCAGCAGCTCGGCCCCAAGGTAGTGCAGCATTCGCGGGTCGGTCTCCCCAACGCGCCGCACATAGCCATCGAGGATACGCAGGTTCCGCTGCGGGTCGCGCGGCTTCGAGCTAGCCCGGATGAGGTGCTCGACTGTCACAGCGTCGGTCTGCATCGTGACCGGCACGGTCCCGGCCTTCCCGAGCAGCCCCTCGTGCACCGGCCCGCGCCACTCCCAGCCGGCCCGCGGGTAGACAAGCCGTTCGCGCCATTGCAGCGTGACCACTCGCCCCGCCGCGTCCCGGTCGTATTCGTACGGGCAGACCCAGGACCAGGCCGCCGCGCCACCAGGAGCCGCGCTGGCGAGCTTTCGCAGGTTCTCCCCGCCTCGCACCACATCGTCGCCGTCGAACCAACACAGGGCGTCCTGGGTGGCTAGGCTGAGGGTGTAGTTCCGGGGCGCCGAGAAGTCCGTGATTCGCCCCTCGGAGTCATTGCACTCGGTCCACACCCGGAACGTGTCGGCAAACTCGCGGCAAATAGCGGGCGTGCTGTCCTGCGAGCCCGTATCGACCAGCACCAGCTCATCGACATGCGGCCGGATGCTCTCGAGGCAGGTGCGCAGGGTCGATGCCTCGTCGCGGACAATCATCGTGCAGCTTATCTTTACCGACATGTAGGTTCCTGTGAGTTAATCATGGTGATTACGCGCGCGGGGAGGTTCGGGCTGATGGGGTGGTTCGGGAGCAGTCTGGGGCAGGTGGGGCACATCGGGGCATCACTCACTGAGAAGTATTACAAAGCATTCTCATAGGGGACTTTCTAGTGATCGGTGCCCTCTGCTGCCCCAGCTGCCCTAATCGGCATATCGCGCGACATCAGTCGGTCGCCTCCTGCTTGCGAATTCCCGACCAATATCGGCGACCTGCGCTCTTTCCCTCGCCCATGCCTCGAGCCCGGAGTTTTTCGGCGACTGCCTTGGCCTGAAGCAGACTTTTTCGTCCGACGACCTTTCCCCAGTCCTGATAGGCGTGCATCAGGGCGTCGCGATCGTAGCGAGCACCATCCTCGATTGTACAGCAGTCATGTAAAAACTCGGCGAAGTGGTCAAGGTCCGAACGGTAGTCAGCCGTCGACTTTTCCACCGCTGCGCAACTTGGGAATTGCTTGTCGGCGAGGTAGCGCGCTGCTCCGGCGACGGCCCAAGACAGGATGGCGCGCGCGTGCTTGGGTTTTTGGAGCTTGAGTTTCAGGTGTTTGTCCTGCTTCTCGACGGGGATCTGATGGGTCAACGGGATGCGCTTCATTCGGACCCAAAACCCGTCATCGTCCTCGCGCGCGCTGGGGGCGTCGTTCGCGGCAAACAGCAGGCTGAAGCTTGCTCGAAAACTCACCTCGTTCTCGTACTTGGCGGAGTAGGTGAGCGCATCGCCGCCAGTGATTTTCTTGATGATGGCCTCGTCCCATTTCGCCCCTGGTTTAGCTTCCGAGCTCGTGACCAGGCGCGCACCAGCGAGGCGAACGAGGTCGCCGCGGTTGCCACCGACTTGAGTTTTCAGCAGCCAGGTGTCGAAGTCGCTGGGCTCGGCGTAGTCGCCCATGGCGGCGTGCAGCGCGTCAAGCAGCGTTGATTTGGCGGTGCCCGGCGGACCATGAAGGAAAAAAAAAGCGCGCTCGAGCGGCGTTCCGATCAGCGAGTAGCCGGCGACCGTCTGAATGTAGGTCGAAAGCTCCTGGTCGCCACCGCACGCTTCGGACAAGACGCGGTCCCACAGCTCACTGCGCTCACCGAAAACGTAGTCCACGCCTGTGGTGCGCGTCATCATGTCGCTCTTGCGGTGCTCACGTAGGGAGCCATCGCGCAGGTCGATGGTGCCGTTACCGGCGTTCAGCAGGAACGGGTCGCGGTCGAGCTCGCTAATGAGAATTGGGATACCGTCCTCGGTCTGAGCGAGAGCCACCATCGCCTTGATGCGCTTCGAGTCCTCAGACTTGAACGACCAGGAGCGGAGCGCCTGTGCCTGCCTCTCGTCGAGTCCGTCAGCCTCGGCCATGATGGCGCGAACGGCACGCTTGGCCTTTCGCTCGATGATGCCGACGTCATCCCAAAGCCAGCGCTTGCCGTCCCAGTTCAGCCACTTCTTACGCTGCGGGCAGTAGCGAATCTCGTCGCGGTAGGTAGCGACGAGCCGCTCAGCGTTGCCAAGGTCGGTGCAGTTGAACCGCCCCGGAAGCAAAGCGACGCGAGTGCCCGGCTCTTCCTCGAGCCAGTCTGGCGGGGTTGCGTCCGCCATCATTCAAACCCGTGCGGTTTTCTCCAGAGTATGTATCTTTCGCTGGAAAGGGCCGGTTCCCAATCTTCATTGGTAGGCGCGTGGCCATCAGTACAGCGATACTCGTAAGCCTGGTGAGGCTCGTAGACGGTACAGGATTCAGTCTCCGCACTGACGCCGCTATCACCCGGTACCACTGGGGCAACGGTGCCGTCGTCCATAAGCGCCCAGCATGCCACGCCAAGCATGTACCGCTCGGTCACGTCGCGGATGAACCAGCCAGGCAGAGCTGGCACCAGCTGAACGATCTTGGGAGCGCTCATCCGCCCACCGCCTTTCGCAATTCAGCTGCATAAGCCGGGTCGGAAAGCAAGCGCAAACGCGCCCAGTCGGCGACCGAGCGTTTGCGGCGCTCTGCCACGCGGCGCATCGCCTCGCGTTCCTCAGGGGTGATACGGATATTCAGCTGAAAGACGCGCTGACTCTTGGTCTGACTCATGGCCGGAACGCATGTATACCTGTTCTAGCCGTCGTATGTCAACCTATGCCACGCCCCAACAATCCCGCCCGAGGCAATCAGGTCCCACCGTCACCTACAGGTCAGCCCGCCGCGCGCTCCCGTTCCGCCGCGAGCCTGAGCTGCCGCTTGGCCCCGGCGATGGTGTAGAGCTCGGTGTAGAGCAGCTCGCGAATTGCACCGAGCAGCACGGCTTGCCGTCTCGTGTAGATGCGCCGCTGTCCTTTGCGACGCGGCTCGAGCGGGTGCAGGAATTCGCGAAACTCGTTCTCCCAGTGGTGCAGCGCGTAGGCGTGCACACCGAGCCACGAGGCCACTTGCGTGATGGTGTAGTAAGGCGTCCGCTCATCGAGCAATTTGCGCGGGCGCAGCTTCTTGGCT